TAACTGGTCGCGAGCTTCCTCCGCCTACCGGCGATGGGCCCGACGATATAGATTACGAAATCGAGGTAAGCCCAATTACAGGCACCGGACTCGGTGTCATGGGCCCCCGGCATAAGCGCGCAGACTATTTCACCCGCGCACTACCCTGGCCACAAAAAGGCGATCCCGTATTTCTCCCCCTGGGTGAGTACGCTCCTGTTATAGGCATAGGCGTAACGGAGGATGTATTTCAAGACAACCCGTTACAAATGTACGAAACTCCTCGCGAAGATGCACCCAATCCCCGCTGGTGGAATTCAAGCATAGCCGTTGGAGGCGATAATTCCAGAGTCTACATAAAAGGCGGCGACGAGCCTGAAGATCAGGCGTTTCCGTCGATATACACCGACCTACAACGCGCAACAGCTGCAACAATTAACGATATCCGTACAGCGTTTCAAATTCAGAAACTGCTAGAACGTGACGCCCGTGGCGGAACCAGGTATATCGAAATCATACTCTCACACTTTAACGTACAATCTCCAGACGCACGACTCCAGCGCCCCGAGTACCTGGGCGGTGGATCAGCAACAATCGTAATCAACCCTGTAGCCGCTACCGTAGCATCCGAGGACGCCCCCCAGGGTAACCTTTCCGCCGTGGGCACTGGACTCCTGCGTGGCAACTTCTCTCACAGCTTCACAGAACATGGCCACATACTCGCGCTACTCTCCACACGTTCCGATCTCACCTATCAAAAGGGTGTCGACAAAATGTGGTCACGCAAAACGCGCTACGACTACTACTGGCCTGCACTCTCACACCTGGGCGAGCAAGCAATACTTAATAAAGAGATATACCTTACCCTTGGCGATGACCTAAAAAATGAAGGCATTTGGGGCTATCAGGAACGCTACGCAGAATACCGCTACCAACCTTCCCGCATAACCGGACTCTTTAGGTCAGAACACCCCGAGTCGCTCGACGTCTGGCACTTAAGCCAGGACTTTACCGAGCTTCCAGCACTATCACCCTTGTTCGTTGTGGATCTTCCACCTGTCGACAGGGTTGTAGCCGTACCAACCGAACCCGATTTAATCGTTGACGGCTGGCACAATATTAAAGCGACCCGGCCCATGCCCATCTATGCCGTACCTGGCCTAGTGGATCATTTCTAAATGTTCAAAGAGATCGCACAAGCTATTGGTGGAGACGTCGTGTCAGGCTTGTTTAATGCTGACCAAGCCAGTAAAAACCGACGTTTTCAACAGCAGATGTCGAACACTGCTTATCAACGAGCTGCGGCCGACCTAGAAAAGGCTGGCCTCAATCGTATACTAGCGATCGGATCCCCCGCATCTACTCCAGGTGGTTCCGTCGCTTCAATGTCTGGCCTGGGTTCAACAATCACCCAGGCAGCAGGCACAGCACAACAAATCTCACAGTCAGAACAACAGGAGGCAAAACTATTTGCCGAAACGACCGGCATAAACATGGAAAACTCGAAGAAGGCGGTCGAATCCGAATTCTGGAAAGCAATCCTCCCAGCAGTAGAACAAGCGGCAGGGAGTTTCGAAGAATTCACAAAAATCGTACTCTCACCCGAATATCTAACAAAGATACAAAAGGCTATCGAAGATACCCCAGGCGCAATTCGAGGCTATATAGATCAATTCCTGCAAAAAGTCATAGACAAAATGCCTAAAAACTTCTCTGACTTGTTCTTTATGACCCCCGTAGGAATGGCTGCTAAAGCTGGAAACGCATGGCTAAAAGATCGCTCAAAAATCCGAATAGGAGATCCAAAAAATGCTGAATGACGTCATCCCCAAAATAGTAAAAAAACAATTCGACTTCCATATTAGGAAGCCGACCTACTCAGAACGTTCACCGATAGACTTCAGCGAAGTCGAATCTGTAACAGACACAACATTCGGAAACGATACAGACGTAAACCGAATCATAGCCAGGTGCAAGCGCACTGGCGAACCACTCCCGGACAACGGGCCCGGGCAATATGCAGATTGCACTAATCTGCAAAAAGACCTCTCAACACTAATAGACGAGGCCAAAATCACGCTCGACGAATATACAAAACAACAGGCAGAGGAAAGCGCGAAAGTAGCACGAAAGTCGCAAACCGATGCCGAAAAAGCAAAGCAATACGACGAGCTAATGAAACAACAAGCCGAGTCACAACAAGCGCCTCCAGGCGAATAAAACGGGAGGAAACAAAGCGGAGATTTTCTCCGCTTTTTTCATTCCGTAACCTGTAACCTGTAGCCAAAAGCGACAGGTTTACAGATCACAAATAATCAGCTACTCTTAGCTCCATGGTATCCCCCTTGATCATATACCATAACACTGGCACCGAAGGAGACAGTACAATGAAACGTAAACGAGCAGGAAAACCAGGTCGCAGTTTCAGAAACCAAAACCGACCCCATCGGTTAAACCAACCCCGACGCGTATCCCGCGGCGGTATAATCTTGTAGCCGCGAGGCTCCTAAGCTGGACTAGCCCACCAGCACAAGAAAACGGGCCACCTCCCAAATAGGATAACGGAGAACACAAAATGAAATTTCTACTCCAGGTAATACTGGCCCCATTAGCATTATTCATAGGATTTATAATCCTTCTCATGGCAATAACAGCCCTAGGCGGTATTACTCCATGACGTGCTACCACTCAAAACCCGCGTGGAAATCCACGCTACCGGATGGCAACGGCATCCATCACCTACAATTCAAGTTCCGCGACGACAGGGAGCCGGACTACTTCATACCCTGCGGTAAATGCCTCGGTTGTCGAGGCGACCAAGCCAGGGACTGGGGCATACGTTGCTATCACGAAGCACAAATGCACGAGCAAAACGCGTTCTTAACGCTCACCTACGACGACGAACACCTAGTCGACAAAATTAACCCCTATGACCCCCGCATGTTCATAAAAAGGTTGCGAAAGCAACTAAAAACCCCTATAAGATATTTCTTATGCGGCGAATACGGCGAAAAAACCAAGAGACCCCATTACCATGCACTTGTCTTTGGTCACGACTTCCGTGGCGGCCGTTATTCTTTCAGTATCAACGACCAGTTGTATGGGAACAAGCAACTGGATGAAATCTGGGGCAAGGGAACAATTACGGCAGCGCCTGTTACAGCCGGCACAGCAATGTACACAGCCGGATACTGCGCCAAAAAGATTGGGGATACAGATACATTTGCACTACAGTCACGACGACCACCTATTGGAATGTCCTGGGTACGAAAGTACCACGACAACATCCGAAGAATCGAATCAATCCAGGTTGACGGAAAACAATATCCCATCCCGAGAGTCTACTTAAATTGGATCAATGGCATCGACACATTTCAACATATCAAGGAGAATCTAGCTTCAAAAGCCATAGCAAGGCCCGACCAGGTACTACGATCAAAAGAAAATCATCACAAATCCCGAAATAATCTTAGGAGCCACAAAATATGAACTCAACAGAAAAGCTGCGCGGCAAGCCAGTCGAAGAACAAAAGAAGGAAAAAAAGTTTCTCTTTCAACTAATTAGCCACCTCGATGGCAAACGCTCAGAACCCTTCACAATGTCATGGGACGGTCTAACCGAAGCTCTGACTCTGTGGAAGGAAACCGATCCCGAAAAATACAACGAAGATGAGGTTTTCAAAGACTTCATCCTCCTGGTCGCAGTTCTAGACGACCAGGACACAGTTATACCTGCAACACCATTAATCACTATAAAATCCTACCTGGAAACGGTCGGAAAGGAGATACCTGCTAATGTCTGAACGAATGGTACAACAACCCGCTGCCACAAAAACGCAAGCCAAATTCAGCGAACTACCGTCTGCCGACGTTCAAAGGTCATCCTTTGATATGTCGCACAGCTGGAAAGGCACCACTGACACATGGAAAGTAATCCCAACTCTCTGTATGGAGGTTCTACCAGGTGACTCGTTCAAAGTTAACTCGACGCTATTCATGCGACTTGCAACGCCACTTAAGCCGATCATGGATAATCTCACGGCTGATATTCATTATTTCTTCGTTCCTAATCGTCTGGTTTGGGACAACTGGAAATATTTTATGGGCGAACGCAAAGTCACAGCAGACGACCCCGACCAATACTCAATCCCCCAAGCTAATGTGGACGTCAACATCCGAAATTCAGCGGGCCAACTGCCCGACTACTTCGGCATCCCACTATTCGACCCAGGAGACACTACAGAACAGATTGTTCAATTCTCCAGTCTCCCGTTCAGGGCCTACCAATTAATTTGGTCTGAATGGTATAGAAACCAAAACGTAACTGGTCGCGAGCTTCCTCCGCCTACCGGCGATGGGCCCGACGATATAGATTACGAAATCGAGGTAAGCCCAATTACAGGCACCGGACTCGGTGTCA